TACATAAGTGGAAATTTTGTAATTAAAAATGATGTAACAAGATAATGAGTGATATTATAGATATAAACGTAGGTGAAACAATTGAAGAAGTTACTATTAATGTTACTGACAATCTTATTACAGTTAATATTAATAAAGTAACAGGTGGTGGTGGTGGAACACAAACATTAGCACAAACTTTAGATTTAGGAAATCTAACAGGTGGTGAAAATATAAGTATTTCAAATGGTGATGCTATTATTTTAGATAATGGTTCAATGCTTAAAAAAGGAACTATTGATGCTGGTAATGGTGGTTCTAAAGGTATTTCACAAATTTGTGGTGTAGGATATGAGCATAAATGGGAAGCTGGTAGACTTTACATAATGAATGATGGTGGAACTATTATTCGTGAAGTATCACATAATCTTACTTATACACCAACTGCAACAGATGATGTAACTAAAGGTTTTGTTCAAAACACAAGATGGATTTTAGACAATGGTGATGTTTATCTTTGTACAGACCCAACAGAAGATGCAGCAGTTTGGGAATTAGTAAATACTGGTATTACACCAACACTTCAAGAAGTAACTGAAGCTGGAGCCGAAACAACTATTCCTATAAAAGTAATTGATACAGGTAATAGTTCAGCACAATTACAACAAAACGGAATTTATTTTGAAGATTTAGACGATGGTGGTAATACTATTTTAAGATTTGAAAATACATCAGAATTAAATCAAGAAGTTTTTATAAGAGGATTAGGTGGTACAATGGCTTTAACTTCTGATATTCCAGCAGCACAAGTTAATAGTGATTGGAATGCAACAAGTGGTGTAGAAGAAATATTAAATAAACCAACTATTCCAGACATTTCTACATTAGTACCTTATACAGGTGCAACTGCTGATGTTGATTTAGGTGAATATGAATTAAAAGCTGGTCAAATAGAATTAGACACCACACCTACTGGAACTGCTGGAGTTGCTGTTACAAGATGGAATGATACAATAGGTAGTTCAGAAACTACTTTAAAAGGTGGTAATGTTATATTAAAAAACGGAATTGATTTAGTTGCAAGGGTAGTAAACAAAGTTTCACCAAATACTACATTAACAAAAGCAGCATATCAAGTTGTTAGAATAAGTGGTGCTCAAGGTCAAAGATTAGCAGTTGATTTAGCACAAGCAAATAATGATAATAATTCAGCAGATACTTTAGGAATTGTAACAGAAACTATTGCTACAAATCAAGAAGGATTTATTATTACAATGGGTCAACTTGAAGGTATAAATACAACAGGAAGTTTACAAAGTGAAACTTGGGCAGATGGTGATGTACTTTATTTATCACCAACAACTGCTGGTAGAATTACAAACATAAAACCAACTGGTGCAACTGGTCACATAGTTGTTTTAGGTTACGTTGAATATGCTCACGCAATCAACGGTAAGATATATGTAAAAATAATGAATGGTTGGGAACTTGATGAACTTCATAATGTCTTTATAGATACACCATTAAACAATCAAGGTTTAGTTTACGAAACTTCAACAGATTTATGGAAAAATAAAACAATAGATAAAACTTTTGTTGGATTAGGTAATGTAGATAATACAAGTGATGCAAATAAACCAGTTTCAACTGCTACACAAACAGCATTAAATTTAAGACAAAGAAAACTATTTAATTTAACACCACAAGTTACGCATACAGGAACTGTTACTAAAACTATTATAGCTACTTATTTTATTCCAGCAAATACTTTTACTGCTGGTGACTTTTTAAATTTTAGTGCATTGGTTACAAAAGTTGCGAATATAGGAAGTACAACACATACTATTGAAATTAACACTACAAACACATTAGCTGGTGCAACTATAATTTCAACTGCGGGTTTTAATACCAGTACTTTTTCTATGAAATTTAAACGTGAAATGGCTTTGAATGGTGGAAATATTTATTTGTTAAACATAAGCAATAACATACAAAATGACCAGACTTTAAACGCAGTAGCAAATGCTATGTCGGTATTTACATATAATTTAGCTGCTGATTTATATTTCTTTGTAACTTGTCAATTAACAAACGCAACAGATAGTATAACATATAGAGGAATACAAATAACTGATTAATGAAAACAATAATAGACAAATATACTGGCAAAGTATTATATTGCCGTGAAGATGAACCAACGCTTGAAAATGAAATGGCTATTGATTTGCTTTTAACAATATATATGGAAAATCCATATTACAATTTTGAAACAAAAGAGTTTTACGATAAAGCAATAGTAATATAAGATTATGATTTGGTTATTAGAAAATTGGGTTGCAATAGTTAGTACAATATCAATTCCTATTGCTTGGGTTTTTGGTGGTAAACAAGCTAAAAAAGTAGAAATAAAAAATAGCAATGGTGACTTTTTAACTAAAGTTCAAAATATCTATGATGCTTTAGTTGAAGATTTAAAAACTGATAGAGATGAATTAAGAGCTTGTAATATTGAACAAACTAAAGATATTGCAGATTTAAGAAATGATGTTAGAAGTTTACAAAAACAATTTAATGATTTATATTTAGCTTATGCAAAAGAAGTAGAAGCAAGTAAATATTGGAAAGATAAATTTAATGAATTAGAAGGTAAATATTTGCAGTTAGAAAAAGACCACGAAGCATTAAAAAAGCAATTTGAAAGCTATAAAAAATCAAACAGATGATATTAGATAATAAAGGTTATTTATTTATAACTAAACACGAAGGATTAAGTTTAAAACCTTATTTGTGTCCAGCTAAAATACCAACTATTGGTTATGGAAATACATATTATTCAGATGGTAAACGTGTAACATTATTGGATAAAGATATTACTAAACAACAAGCTTTTGAAATGTTTAAAGAAATAGCTAATAGATTTGGTAAAAGAGTAGATGAATTAGTAATAACTGAATTAACACAAAATCAATTTAATGCTTTAGTTTCATTTGCTTATAATGTTGGAACTGGTAATTTTTCTTCAAGTACATTATTAAAAAAAATAAATAAAAACCCAAATGATTTAACACTAAAAGCAGAATTTTTAAGATGGAATAAAGCTGGTGGTAAAGTTATTAATGGTTTAACAAATAGAAGAAATGAAGAAGCTGATTTATATTTTAGTTAGTTTATTATTTATATCTTGTGGTTCAAGAAAAGTAAATAAAACAAATTTAGAAGAAAAGAAAGATAGTGTTTCAGTTGTTGATGTAAAAACAGAAATAAAAACAAATGAAAATACTGAAATAAACAACAATTCTAAAATAGATAAAACAGAAGATGAAATTATAATTGAACCAATAGACAACACAAAAGAAATAGTTGTAAATGGTAAAACTTATAAAAACGTTAAAATAAGACACAAAAAAACAAAAGACAATAGTTTACATACAAATCAAAAGAAAGTGTCTAAAAACGCTTTAAAACAACAAATAAAGCATAGTAAGCAAGTTGTTTCTACTTCAAAAGTATTAAAAGAAAAGAAAATAGAAAAAAAAGAAAGTTTAGTTATATATATATATTATTTAATTATATTTATTATATTATATATTATTTATAAATATAGATTTAATATTATTAAGTTATTTATTTAATATATTATATATCTTTGAACTAAATAAGTAATATATATATTATATTATATATCTTTGAATAAAATAAATTATATATTATATGGCTAAAGTTGCTAAAAAACCATTAAGAAAAAATCTAATAAAAGAATTAGATACTGTTTTTAGTAAGTATATACGTTTAAGATATGCAAAGAATGAAATAGCTGAATGTGTAACTTGTGGTAAAAAAGACCATTGGAAAAAGTTACAGAATGGTCACTTTATGAGTAGAGCAAATTACTCAACAAGATGGGATGAAGATAATTGTCAAGTTCAATGTGTAGGTTGCAATGTTTATCATTCAGGTGAACAATACAAATATAGTTTATATCTTGGTAATAAGTTATCTGAAGAACTTTATTTAAAATCAAAACAAATAGTTAAATTTGCTGATGTAGAATTAATTGATATGATTGATTACTATAAACAACAAGTAAATATTTTGCATAAATTTACATAATGTTTTTTAAATTGTTTTTGTCAAGAAGGAGTGGTTTTATAGCCACTCTTTTTTTTGTCTAAAAGTTAAAGAAATGTTAAAGTTTATTTTTGTATTAATTTAATAGTTAGATTTGTACCATAATTAAAAAACAAATAACAATGAAAGATTTATTAGACTACAACAGATTTAGAATTGAAACAATGCAAAGTAAGATTTGCGAATTAGAAAGTTTATTAAGTACATTAGAAACTTATTGCTTTGAATTAGCAGATGATGATTGCCCAAAAGATTACAAAACAATTATTAAAAAAGAATTATACAATTTAAAAACAAAATAATGAAAGACTTAAACTTAAATCAAAAACTATCTTTAATTCAAAAAGAATTTAAAGCAAACAAATCAAAATTTAATAGTTTTGGTAAATACAATTTTAGAAGTGCTGAAGATATATTAGAAGCATTAAAACCATTTAATGAAAAATATGAAGTATCATTTGTAATAACTGAAGTAATTATTAAAGGTGTTGACCATATTTTAATTCCTATGATACAATCAACTGCAACTATTTATGATAACAATGGTGTAAATCAAATATTTGCAACTGCTATTGTAGGTGTAGATTTAAATCAAAAAGGAATGCAAGTTCCACAACAATTTGGTTCTGCTTCTTCTTATGCTAAAAAATATGCATTAGGTAACTTACTTTTAATTGATGATACACAAGATGCTGATGCAACTAATAAACACGACAAAGAAGTAAAAGCAGAAGATGATTTAAAATGGTTAAATAAAAATACACCAGAATTTAATAAAGCTATTGAATATTTAAAAAATGGTGGTAATATTGCAACTATTGAAAATAAATATAAATTAGCAAAAGCAGTTAAAGATGAATTGTTAAAAGTAAAATAGGGAAGCTGAAAACTATATAGAGTAAGCAAATTTAAATATAAAAAATATGAGTGCAATTATTAATGTAAGTTTAAGAGTTGACAAATTACCAAAAGAAAAATTTGTATCAGGTAAAGATGGTGCAGTTTATTACAACTTTACAGTTGGTGTAAATGATGATGCAAATCAGTATGGTCAAAACGTTTCTTTAACTGATAGTCAAACACAAGAAGAACGTGAAGCAAAAAAACCTAAAGTTTATTTAGGAAATGGTAATGTAGTATGGACAAATGGTGAAATTAAAACAGCACCTAAAAAAGACAAAGCAACTTCTGCTGAAGTAACTTCAGATTTACCATTTTAAATTTAATAGGGTAGTGTAAAAGCTACCCTTTTTTAACAAAAACAATGACAAAAGAACAAAAACAAGAAAAACGTTTAATGATGGAATTTATAGTTGATGAAGCTATATTAAATCCTTTAGAAAAAATAGAATATCCAAAACCAGCAATATCATTTGGTGTTAAAAGTTATGAAAGTAAAGATGGTGAAATTATATTTCCAGTACCTTTAGGAACTTATGGAAACTTTAGTTTTGTACAAGCACCACCTAAAAGCAAAAAAACATTTTTCGTATCATTATTATCAGCAATATATTTAGCTGAAGATTTACCACAATTTTGTGGTGATTTAAAAGCAAATAGAAATGATAAACATTTAATTCACTTTGATACAGAACAAGGTAATTTTCACGCACAAATGGTATTTAAAAGACCATTAGAAATGGCTGGTTTAAAGAACATAGATAAATACCATACATTAGCATTAAGACAATATAGCTTTAATGACAGAATAGAAATAATTGAACACTATCTTTATGACAGATTAGATAGCAAAAATATTGGTTTAGTTATTATTGATGGTGTTGCTGATTTATGTAGTGATGTAAACAATATTGAAGAAAGTAATAATGTGGTTCAAAAGCTAATGAAATGGACTAAAGAATTAGATTGTCATATTGTAACAGTTATACATTCTAATTTTGGAACTGATAAACCAACAGGGCATTTAGGTTCATTTTTGGAAAAGAAAACAGAAACACAAATTAGTTTAGAATTAAACACAGTTAATAAAGGATTAGTTAAAGTAAGTTGTAAAAGAAGTAGAAATGCACCATTTCAAGATTTTAATTTTAAAGTAAATAACTTTGGATTGCCACAAGTTGAAGGTGCTTTTTATGACCCATTAAAAGATATATTTTAAGATGAATATTACAGATAAAATAAAAATAACAAACGAGGATAATATGCTTTTGATGTCACGTTATCCTGATAACTATTTTGATTTAGCTATTGTAGACCCGCCTTATGGAATAAATGCTGATAAAAAACAAAACGAAGCAGGTAAAAGAAGAATAGAAGCAAATGGAAAATCAAAAAGTGGTAGAGGTTGGAAAGTATATAAAGAAACTGAATGGGATAATGAAATACCAATAGATGAATATTTTATAGAATTATTTAGAATAAGTAAAAGACAAATTATATGGGGTGGTAATTATTTTCCATTTATTTGGAATTATAGCAATTCTTTTATAATTTGGAATAAGAAGCAAAGAGAATTTAGTTTAGCAGATGGTGAGTTAGCTTGGTATTCTGAAACAGAAAAAGCCTTAAGAATTTTTGATTTTTCAAGAGGTGAAGCATTAGCAGATGCTAATAACAATGGAAGTAGATTACATCCAACACAAAAACCTGTACAACTTTATAAATGGATATTAGATAAATACGCTAAAGAAGGTGATAAAATATTAGACACACATTTAGGTTCAGGTTCAATAGCAATAGCTTGTCACGATTACAAATATGAATTAACAGCTTGTGAACTTGACAAAGAATATTACGATAAAGCAATACAAAGAATAATAAACCATACAAATCAAACTAAATTATTTTAAGATGAAAGATACAATAAAACACCATATAGAAGAATTACAAACATCAGCAGCAAGAATGCTTGTATTAAATTCAGATAATTCAATGTTAATAAGTTATTTCAAAGATTTGAAAAATAAATTAGAATATTTGTATGAATTGAACGAAATGGATAACCAAGCAAACTGGTCTGAAATACAAAATGCTTTTCATTCAATATTAAAATTAGATACAGAATTAACAGAAGTGGATTTAAAGATTAAAGTAAAAGAAGCACCAATACCAAAAACTGGTATAGTAACAATTAAAATGTATTAGTATGGAATTGTCTACAAATAAATGGTTAGAACAGGTTGCCCAACATCATAAAGAATGGGTTAAAATTGCTAACCTTTATAAAGTAGATGACTATGCAGAAGATATTGTTCAAGAAGTTTATATTGCATTATTTAAATATGCTGATGCTGAAAAGATAATTGATGCAAAAGGTAATGTTAGAAAAGGTTATGTATTTTTTACTATTAAAAGTTTATGCTTTCAATATTTAAACAAACGTAATAAGATTGATAAAATAGGAATAGATACTTTATTTAATTTATCAGACAATAGCAACATAGACGAACATAAAGCATATAATGATATATGTTTAATGATTGACAAAGAAATAGATAATTGGCATTGGTATGATAAAAAGCTATTTAAATTGTATCGTGATACAGATATGAGTATGAGGGATATTGCAAAAGAAACTAATATTAGTTTAATATCTATATTTCATTCAATTAAAAACTACAAAGAAGTATTAAACACAAAGTTTATGAATGATTACCAAGATTATATTAATAATGACTATAACAATATTTACTAATGGGAAGAAAAAAGAAAGCAACAGGATTAGGTGATACTATTGAACAAATCACAGAAGCAACTGGTATTAAAGCAGCAGTTGAATTATTTAGCAAAGTAACAGGAATAGATTGTGGATGTGAAGAACGTAAAGCAAAACTAAACAATTTAATTTCATATAGAAGAAACGTAAACTGTTTAAAAGAAGATGAATATTTGTTTTTAAAAATATTATATGATAATAGAACAAATCAATTAACACCAAAACAGCAGCACACAATTAAAGATATTTACTTAAATGTATTTAATGAAAAGTTAGAAAGTTCAAATTGTTCAAGTTGTTGGAGAACTATTTTATCTGATTTACGAAAAGTTTATGATACTTATGAAATAAATGAATAACTGGAAAGAAATTGATTTATTTAACTATTTAGTGGAAAATGTTTATCCAGATTTAGTTAAAGCAAAAAACCAAATGTCAAGATGGGATTGTTATAGTCCTTTAACTTCACATAGGATTGAATTAAAATGTAGGCAAGTGCATTATAAAACTTTGTTATTAGAAAAAGTAAAATATGATGCTATGATAAAAGAATGTGAAAAGCATTTAGATACACCAATATACATTAATTCAACACCAAAAGGAATTTATAGTTTTAATTTACATTTGATATTCCCAATTTGGGAAGTAAACAATAAAAATCCAGCAACAACATATTTTAACAATAGAGAAAAAATAGATAAAGAAGTAACATATTTACACATAGAGAAAGCAAAACAATTATGAGCAAAAGACAATTTAATAAATTAGCTTATGATGAATATGATATGAACTGCAAATTAGCAACAGTTAATTTAATGAGCAAAAAAGGTTATAATTTAATTGGTGATATTAATACAGAATATTATAAAAAATATGATTTAGCTTTTAAAAATTTATCAGGAAATATAATTAAAATTGAAAATGAATTTAGAGGTGGTTTTGAAAATATAAAAAATAAATTTAATACAGTTCACATACCAATTAGAAAAAAAAATACTGAATGCGATTTTTATTTTATATGGGGAAATAATTATGAAGAATTAGCTATAATTAAAAAAGATATTTTAACTAAATTTAAAGACAATATAATAAATCAAATTTGTGCAAAAGGAAAAGAATATGAATTTGAAGAAGAATTTATAGATATACCAAAACAATATATACAATTTTATAAAATAAAACAATTATGAAAGACAATCCAATACAATTAGAATATTTAAAATCAGTATTACTTGCTCAACTTTTATTAGAAGCAAACGAAAGTTTAATCTTTACAACACAATACAGACAAACTATTAAGAATTTAATTAATAGACTTAATAAAGAACTTGAACAAGTAGTATTTGAAGAATACACAAAGGTTTATAAAACAGACCCAGAAATGACCACAAACATATTAAGGTCAATAGAAAATGTAATAACTAAACTGCAAACATCAACAATAGATGAAATAGTTATGATTGATGCAGTTGTAGATAAATACAAAGAAAACAAAGAATGGTTTTTAGAATATGCTGATGCTGAATTTTTAAGAATAGATGGCTAAAGTTAAAGAAGAAAAGTTTTCACCAACAGAAGAAGATATAAAAGCAATGGCACTATGTTGGAAAAATGATTTAGCTTATGTTATTAAACCAGCAAAAAATTCAAACAGGTATAATATTATAAAATATCAAATAAGCAACTACAATGAAATATTTTACTATAAAGAAAATAATGTAAATGCAGAATTTACAGAATATGAAGGATTAAAAAAAACAATGGAATTATATAAGTTTCACGCAAAAAGATTTACACAATGACACCAATACATTACAATAACGGAAAGCAATACGATTTAATAGATGTAGCATTAGATTATAATTTAAATTTTTTTAGGTTTAATGTATTAAAATATATTTGTAGAGCTGGAAAAAAAGAAGATGAAATTAAAGACTTGGAAAAAGCAATAGATTATTTAGAAAGAGAATTACAACATTTAAGAAAAGAACAAGAACAATGGATAGAACAGAACAAATAACATTTGATGCATTAGAATTAGAATACACTTTAAACTATTTAATTAAAAAAAGACAATCATTATATTTAAAAGGTTTAAATGATGAAAAGATAAATGATAAAATAAGAGCAATACAACACAAATTAAGGGTAGCACAATAGCTATCCTTTTTTAATATGTTAAAGTTTTGTTAAAATTTTAATAAGTTGTTTATAATTAAAAAATAGTATTATATTTGTATCAGCAATAAAGCAAAAAACAAAAACAAAAATTATGAAAACATTATTAAAAGAATTTGCATTAGCATTATTATTATGGGTTGTATTTTTCACTGGTTCATTAATCCTTTTAAACGTAATTTAGTATGACACCAGAAGATAAAAAAGAATTAGACTTTATATTAAAACAAGCAACAAGAATTTTAATAGCTGCATTAGTAGCAGCATTAGTATTATTAACAATAGCAATTATAAAATTATGAAAATAGAAATTATTAGAAAATTAGATATCCTTATAGATTTACAAAGTGAAGATAACATATATCAAATAACTTTACTAAAATCAATTAAGAAAGATTTAATTAATGAATGGAACGCATCAGATAATTATGCACAACAAATTAGAGAAGTATTAGATATGGATAATACTTATGATTTATTAAACAACATTAAAATTAGATAATATGATAACAACTTTTGACAACAAACAATG